GCGTCGTTCCTCTTGGTATTTTAGGTCAGCATCTGACAATATTGGACCTTTCTTTATAATGTTGTTAGAATTCAGCAGAACCACCTGCGAAAGGTCTACTGCTGTAATTCTTTCACCTGTAATGGTTGCCATATTAGGACAACCACAGGTACGTGTTTTGGTAGGGTGACCCTCTACCTCTCTGCCGCACGAACGGCATCTTACAGAAATCATTTTGTAGCATTTAACCTCATGAAGTTAAGTGGGCAATGTCGGATTCGAACCAACGACCAACTGCGTGTAAAGCAGCTGCGCTACCGCTGCGCTAATCGCCCTTTTTATATTGTTCCAACTCAATCCAATTGAGAAGTGTTTGAAAGGCGGTGATGGATGCTTGCGTACAATCATCCTTCTTGAGATGCATGATATAAAACTCAAGCGCCTCAACCGCCATAGCACGGTCTTGTTTAGAAATTAAAGACATGATCCAATTAGTAAGTTGGAATGTCGGCAAGAGGACTTGAACCTCCACGTCGCAAGGACACTGGAACCTAAACCCAGCGCGTCTACCAATTCCGCCATGCCGACTGGCGCTTCAGGTTGGATTCGAACCAACGGCTAACCGCTTAGAAGGCGGATACTCTGTCCCCTGAGTTACTGAAGCATTTGATACCCTCATATTATAGAGGGTCTGTATTCGATTGTCAAGCCCAGACCAGTTTCTTTGTGTATTCGTATGCGTAGGTCTGGCGAGCACCTTTGATTCCCCATCCCAACCAGTAGTATGAGGAGACCATGTATTGATCCACAGTCCATCCTCTACCCTCAAACTCGGGAAGTAGTTTCTGAAATCCATGCTCATTAATCATGTAACGTGTCTGTCCTTCAAGTGATGATGGATCACACTTATATTTAGCACAGAACTTACCAAGACCATTGTATCTATTGGTGCTAGTCCATTGGATTAGACCATAACCACCACGAAGACATCTGTTGTATGGGACGCGAGCACCACCTTCACACACGTTAGACACGAAGTTGGACTCTTGTTTGATATTACCCATTATAGTAGCAAGGGCATTCTTATCTGATATTTTAGTATATTTTTGTAATTGTTCTAGAACATACTGCTCGTTTTTATTACACGTCGGACATGTCCAAGTTTTCTTCTCAACTTCCAATTCCACAATCTTTTCTGGATCACCAACATTTCCCACTACTGGGATTGAGTTTCCAGTCATCAATTCAGCATGTGTACTGGCACAACCAATGCTCGCTAAGGAAACTATTGTGACGGCGAAAATCTTTTTTAGCATTAATAAGTATTGAATTCTACATCCCAATAGAAGGGGGGTACACCTAACTTCTCAGAAGGCACCTTCCTAGGCACTAATTGTCACTTCATTTTCTAATAATGAAAGACCAACCCTAAAAATGTGGGTCTTTGGATAATATCAGATATTTAGGTCAATGTCAACTCTTCCAAGTGACTACTAAGATTACGATTAGATATTTAGTTTGATAAATATTTTTGTAGACAAACATAATAATATGAAAAGACTTCTATTAGCCTTTTCGTTATTCTTTGCTATTCCTACTAATGCTGCTGAAATTACATCGAGAATTACTGATTCGGTCCAGTTGAAAGTTGATGGTGCTGCTGTTCAATCCACGAGAATTGGTGCATCTTACTCCGTTTCAGGAACCAACATCCAATCTACATCATTTGGTGGTGTAGGTGGTGCTGGAACCTACAATATCAATACTGCGGGTCAAGCATTTTCATTCAGTGAGAGCTTCAACGCCGCTGATACACCTGTAACTTCACAGACAGTTACCTCTGGGGTAATCGGTTCGCCTAATCTCTATGGCGACAGCGTAACCCAATCTGGTGGTGATAAAGGATCCCTTGCTGGTACATTATCTGCTACTGGGGTTCCTACTGTTACTGCTGGTGGTGCTGGCACTACCGCTACAGGACAGCGTAGCATCGAGTTGAGCGTATTCAAATGAGAATTATAGCTCCCGTCTTGCTTTTAGCAGCGGGAGTAATTACTCCTTCTGCTTACGCTGAAAGTGTGGTCCCCAACTTTACCAGGGGAACTATTACTGCAACCACAGAATCGACTACAAAGATTGTAGAAACTATTCGTCAAGTTGAATATACAACTGGCACATCATACACTGTGACTGGAACTAATATTAATATCCCAGGAACTCCTGCTCCTGGGGCAAATTATACTATCGTAGATCAAGGTGCTCCATTCCAGTTCAGTGAGACTTACCTTGGAACTGGAGTGGCTAAAGAAACATGGATAGATCGAACAACAGAAACACAATCAGTTACCAACTCGGTATCTGTCTTTACACAATAGTACTTCTCAGTGGTACGGCTTACGCTCAAAGTGCGCCTAGCAATACTAACATTGCAGGTCCTTCCGCTAGTGCCACTGGAAATGTCACTAACCAAGCAGTTCAAGTCCTTCAGGGTCCATACGCTGTCAATACTTATGGAGCAGGGGTTAGTTGTCAAGGACCAACAATGAGTATATCCCCATTTGCATTAGGGAACTTCAATAGCAGTAAAGATCCTGCAACATATCAATCACAAAATGGAAACTTTGGTATCAGCATGGGGTTCAACTTCCCTCTTGATGGAGGACTAACTGAACTCTGTAAAGCAAGAGCAAAAACAGAGATTACTAGACAGCAGGCAGAGGCAGACAAGGCACGATTAGATTTTGAATTGGTCAGATTATTAAAGTGCGGGGAGGCAATCAAATCTGGTGTTACATTTCATCCAGATAGTCCTTACTATAAGATCTGTGCTGATGTAGTTGTAAGGTATCCGAATGGAACGAATACCACCGATAAGTAATGCCAATGGTATTACCAATATACCAACTAATATCAACGGTATTCCAAAAATTGACATTAGTGGTCCGTCAATCATATCTACAATAGATCCTCCTGTCTTGCGTCAGATAGAAGAACCTGTCACAAGGAAACTTGCTCTGCCAGTATTCCGAGCACCAGATCCTTCTATTGATTATCCAGTCATAGATGTTCCCACCCAGGAAGAATTTGATGCTGCTGTAAGAGCAGAGAAAAAGAAGCAAGAACAAGAAAATGTAGAAAAAACTAGAGAATTGCCAGATAGCACCCCTTCCACTCCTGAGGTCAAGGAAGAGATCCCTGTAGACAAACCTAGTATCACAGTGGCGGGATTAAACATCAATCTACCAGACCCCTCCCTGGTCGCCACAGCAGGGTCTGTGGCAGTTGTGACTACCGCTGCCACTATGGCTGCTACAACGGTCTTCAACACCCTAAAGAATGCCGCTGAACCACTCATCAAAGAAATAACCAAGAAAAAGTTTAAAGTTAAAGTCAAGCAAGTCAAACCCGTCCTACACTATGTGCTAGCAGATGAAGGGCATATTGATATCTTTGAATACTCTGCTAATGGCACACGACTTGTAGAGCGTGTCGATAACGTAGAGCAGTATATTCGAGATCAAGTTGAGATCAATTCTCTCTATGAACTTGATAACAAAATTATTATTGATGATGTGATAGCAGATAAATTTACAAAAGAAGGGCAAGCAAGGTTCAAGCCCTTGTTTGCCCCCGCCAAGAAGATTGCTAAGAAATTGTCTGCTAAGTTTTCAATCTGAGATCTTTTCCCAGATCCAAGAGATAATCAACACTGGAATATAAACTACGACATTGTAGAGAATATCTATAAAGATGTTGTCCTTCTCTTCTTTACGCTTGTCCTTCGCTGGTGCTGTCGTCATTTACCACCTCAAGAATAATAGTATATAGACCACTCTGATTAGAATGTTTCATTGCTTGGTCTTGAGTTGCGAACATAGATGCTCTTGAAAATAATCCCAGGTTCCTGCAAATCCTTACAATTTAAATGGTAGTTTTTCTGTAATTTCTTTCGCACCTTTGGGTGTAATTGCTTCAATTATCTCTCGCTTTGCTTGCTCGATTAGAGTTTCTCTATTCATATAAGCATAAACGCCAGCACCTAAAGTAGCTGCACTCATAACAAAAGAGGCAATTGCTAGAATATTAATTAGTTTTTGCATTTAGTTTCTCCTTTTCTAATGGTGGTTCTGGAGTTGGTTCTGGTTCAGACCATACTGGTTGAACTTCAGGCTCAACATTCTTTTCTTCTTTCTTAGTAGCATATACAGGCCCTTCAGGAAAAGATTTGCCATTACCATTAGCGCCAGGTGTTTGTCCTGCCTTAGCAGCAGCAATACCAAATCCAGCTAAGGATCCAGAGAAAACAGAAGCGATGAAAGTTGGATCAAAATCCATGATTTTTTGACCACTTGGAAGCCTTACATATGAGGCAGTTAAAAGTCCAGCAGACCAGATTAGAATCACAATTCTAACAAGATCACTCAACCATTCTCTTTTTTCTTCTCTATCTGCTACTTCGGAAACCTTAGGTAGCATTTTCTTAGTGAGATTAACACCATCTATTTATTTTCAAATAACTTTATAAAGTATTCCGCATCCACTACCACAAGTGGTTTTTTTCCATTCTTTTTCATGACAACAATAGGTTCGTATTCACCACAGTTAGCAGATGCTTGTCCATAAGCGTCCCAGATATTTAATTTTTCTACATTCTTACATTCAATACTGTGTGGAAACTTTTGCCTTGCAGCACGAGCCATGATAAGATCTTCACCTCCAGCACCCATAGATCTTGATTCAATATCTTCTGGGTGAATATCTAATGCTTCAATCAGTTTCTCTCTGACCCATTTTTGCAGAACTCTTCCCTTATTTTTAGCCGATTGTGGTTTCATAAAAAAATACCCCCATCACTGGAGGTATTTAGATTATATTAATGAGTCGTCCCATGGGTCAGGAAACGGATTTTCAATGCTTGAAGATGCCACGCTTGTGCTAGGCTCTTCGGTCCCTCTCTCAACAACTGGATTTCTAATTTCGAGAGTTGGAAGGTCGGACACGCTAGAAGGTCCCTCTTCCACTGTTGGTTGTCGGTTGAG